CACCATCTACAATAGCATTTGTAAAATTATATTGGAATCCATATCCACTTTCTCCACCACTTATAGAATCACCATCACCTTGAAAACTAGCCATGTTTCTATTAGCGGCATAATCACTATCAGGTCCTCTTGATTGAAATAATGATAACTCTTTTATTCCAATAACACCATCCAATCCTAATATGTTATATTGTAAATCATTTAAATTAATTGATTGTTTAAACTGCATCCTCTCCACTTTAAAAAAGTCTTTTATAGTTTGAATTACATTTAATTTAACTTCTGTTGGATTAAATCGCCTATCGCCATTTACTTCAAACCTAACACCAAAGTTTATTATGTAACCAGAAAATAAAGTTTCATTTAAATTAAACCCAAAATCAACTTGGTCATTAATCATTCTAAATTGATTAAGGTATGTTGCTACGTTTTGCAAAACAAGTTGTGGTGTTTGGACTAATTGTTTATCTTGATTGTAAGAAAGCGTAGACACTAAAAGACCTCCACCATCTAATCTTTCTACATAAGCTTTAGCAATACTACCAAACTTTACTGGAATACTTTGTATTCTTGCTGTATAATCTTCTTTGGTTACACATCGAAGTTGAGTAGCAAAAAATGCACTAGCATTATTTCTAATCTCATCAACAGTTTGACCATCCGTTCCACCGACACTAGGTTCATCGTTTGTTACAGATATAGTTACACCATCAGGAGCATTGTTTATGGTGGTAAGTTCTCCAGCTTGAACATTTGATGTAGCACCACCACCTACTCTATATGAAAAGGTTAATGTAGTGTTTGTTGGAGTCTCACCTAAATTTAAGTTATTACTTATTGTAGAACTTATAGCACCAGGTATTTCGGATAAAGCTGTTCCATTTACTGTTACACCAGCTTGTTCTACAGGATCTACATTTGTAGCGTTATCACCGGATTTAAATAACCCATTACCAAAACAAACTTTATATGTTTGTGTATCCTCATCAAACTTTGATATAAATTTTTTATTTGTTCTTATGTATTCAGCAACATAAGGAATAGGTATAATGGAGTTAGTTCCACCGTTTTCTTCACCAAGACCTTGATCATAAGCAGTAGTTCTATTGTCATCATTAGAGTAATGGGTTTCTTTCAAAACTTTTTCTTGTGCTAGATAATCAACCTCATACCATGTAAGTCCTGAACTATCTGTACAACTTAATATCTCAACTACATTATCCTCACCTAAATCCAATTCTAAAAACTTAGTTGGACTTGATATGGTAAATGTTTTTGTTTTTGTTTGACCGGAAACGGCTCTTACATATCGTGTAAGGGTATATGAACTAGCTTCACCATCTGAATTTAATATTGGAGCGCTTGTAAGAGGATCATCATCAACTTGTATTGAACCACTTGATGTAAAGTCAATTTCACCTGTAGTTTCAAAAAGTATTTGCGAATCTACATTTGAAGCAATTTGTAATCCACTATCTATTGATGATGGAGCAGTTCCGTATAATGGTAGACCGGTTGTTCCATCAGCATTTATAGTTGTTGTTACTTTTAGACGAACAACCGATGGAGTTTTGTTAGGGACTTTATATCCTAAAAATTCAGAAAGTCTTCTTACGTTTCTTTTTTCAGTTGCAGTTGCTAATAAGTTTTCTTTATAATTGTAATCAATATAATAAGAAAGAACATCACCAACATAACTTGATAATTCTATTAACATCATACCAGGTGATGTTTCATTAAAATCCTTGTATGTATCAGGAAAGTAAGACTTGGTATACTCAATCAAGTCAGCTTTAATTGTGCTGAAATCTTTACTTGTGTAATTTACATTTGTTTCTATTAGTTTTTGTTTATCGGTATATGCCATTAGTAAGCTCCATCACTTGTTGTTGTGGTGCCACCGACACCATCAAATGTAACCTGAACACTTTCCAATGAGTTTGGTGTTCTTCTTATATTAAATTCTATATTAATGTTTGTTTGACTAACATCGTTTTTTCTTTCAACATTAATGTTTGTTAAATTTACAAATGGTAACCATCTTTCAAAAACATCAACGATATTATTTTCAATCTGTATCTGTAAATCTTCTGTCATCTGTTCAAAAAGGAGTTGCCTTAAATTGACACCCAAGTTAGGTTGAAATAATCTTTCACCTTGATTGGTTTGTAATAAAAGTTGTATGTTAGCTTTTATAGCATCAATAGTAGTTTCTGTAGTATTAAATAATCCATTACCACCAGCAGTTCTATTAAAGGGGAAGTCTATTCCAACTGATACCCTACTATCTTGGTCTTCTATAAATCTATCTTTTCTTTTATCTAGTATTGGCATTATACAGGTTCCCTATCCGTTCCAGGCGCTATGGTTTTTAATACAACTTTAGAAACATTTGACTCAACTGCACCTAATGGGTTTGTTGTAGCTACACCCTCTTCTGATGATTTCATTTCTAAAAATATTTTACTAGGTGTTCCATCAGCACCAACTACAGTACCAGGACCAACGGGTGTCATAACTGTAGTTCCAACTGATGTCATTTTTAATTTAGTTACAGTAAATGTTTGAGATTGGATAAATGTAATTATAGCATCAGTTAAATCTTCTGCTAAAATATCTATCTTATCAATTGCTTTATCATCAAAATTAAAATTTTCACCAGTCTGTGTTGGTTGAAGATTTTTTATAAAAGCAGCTGCTATGTCTTCTTTAAGCCCCATTTCTAAACTTTTCCTTTTCTTCTACTTTCTTCATTACTTGTGAATAATCTTTGTTAAGAGCATTAGCTAGATGGTCAGGTAAACCAGCAGTATCTTCGGTTACCGATTTTACTTCCGCTTCCTTATTTATATTCTTCCATTCGCCTGAATGAGCAGTTTCTTTTAAGATGTCATTTAATATTGAATCTTTAGTCATTGGAACTTTTGTGTTAGAAGTTGGTGTATTTTTTTCACTCGGAGATAAGTTATGCTGTGGCACTCTATCTTCAACTATACTACTACTTTTATTACTAACTAACACTTCATCTAACTTTTTTTCAACTGCAGAAAACTTATAATCTAATTCTTCTCTTATAACTTCTCTTATTAACTTCTTAAATATATTAACCTTCATTATTATTACTCCTATCTGTATTTGTTTCTATAAAATGTTTTTTGCTTAAAAATTTTGTTGGTCCATCATCATAAACCCCATTGTCATCAGGAGTTCTTTCTTTTAACTCATCAATTAAAGCTTGTATTCTATTAAACATTGGACTTCCTGTTTCCCTATCATATAATGGTATAGGAACTCCTTGAACTAATGCTCTTGAATTCTGTAGTATCTCAGCGAATTTTAATAGTAATGCTCTTAACTCGTCACCTAATACCATTGGTTCTTTTTTATCTCTAGCTTTCTCTCCTAAATAAATATTACCAGAATTAATAACTGATTGACCTTGATTGTTTAATGTGAAATTAACAGCAGCTCCCAAGTTAATATTTCTACCGGATGATATTGATATATCACCCACATTACTTCTGCTATTAAATATAAGTCTATCCGATGTAATTAATATTTGGTCAAATAATATTTCTACATCATCGGTATCTTCTGAAAATTTATAGATAGTATCTAAACTTTCTATATCCGTATTATCTGAACCCAATACATTATTTCCTATACCAATTTGATATCTAGGACTTATGTTTTCAAATATACTATCAGTTGAGACTCTAAAAAATTGAATATCCTTTTCTCTTCCAATCTTATCGGAAAAAAAATTTTGTTCTATGCTACCATTAGATAACATGCCTATAACAGAACCTTCCATTGGGGTTTCAATAGGCAAAGTATTTCCATTACTTATAATTAAAGACGGGTTAGTAGACCTCGAACCTATTCTAATACTATTACCATGTCGCCCTTCAAATAACATATCTGTAAATTTTGATGTATTATAAACATCTTCTGTTTTTAAGTTATCTAAGTCTACACTTCTTTGTTTTATCAACTTTGGTTGATTTACATATGGATATCCAGCACCATATCCATTACTAGATAAAATTTCCAAATCAGAAAAACCCCTATTAGTTCTATTACTTGTAAATACGGGATTAGATGAATTATTTGGATTATTAAATGAATTTATTGGACCAATATAATAAACTTGTCCATCAGTTAATATCGTAAATAAAACTAAATCACCTTTGGTGATAGAATCACTAATACCTCTTATCAATGGAGAAGCTGATAGAGGTTTACCGGTAGTTGGTAATATAGAATCTAGTGATTGTATGTCTATCTGTTGGGAGGAAACTGCTTTTGTTACATTACCATCATCTGATTTTAAAAACACTTGAGTGACTTGACCTAAAAAAAATTCTGTGGCCATTATGTCTTTCCATACTTACTTCTTATACCTTCCATATCAACAATCTCATCTTTCTTTTTCTGTAGATCAGTTGTTACATCTTCGAGAGTTGCCATTAGTTGTTCTTTCTCTTCCTCGGAAAGTAAAGCAGCACTACCATCATCAATAGTTTGTTTGGACATAATTCTCTGATAGATAGTAGCTAATTTGACAAGGTTGTCATCATTACGAATACCAACATCCATCAACTCTTTGATTATAGGACCTACAATAGCTATGTCCTCTATACCTTGGATATAGCCATGAACTTCCTGAATCAATAAGTCAATCTGAGTTTTTTTTAACTTAGTGTTCTCGTATATCTCTTCAGATAAATCTGAAAAGTTTTTATCACCGAATATTTTATAATCGTTTTCCATACATATAAATATAGTACGGGTTTAGAATTACACTAAAGAACCTGTATATCTTAGGTTGTCTATATGACCACGGCTAAGAACTTCTTCTTGGATTCTAGGATAAATCTTACGGAATGTATTGGTGACCTGAGTAATCTTAGATGTCTTAACATCTGTCATTTCTCTAATCATAATGTATATTGCTTTCTTATTAAAGTTATCAATGTTATCTTTATTCTTACACAGATACAATATAGATTCAGCAATATCTCTATCGGCTGGTTTTGGAAAAAGTCTTTCTATATTTTCTTCAAAATATTCCATAGTCTTTTTGAATATATCTGAAGATGGGTTTTTTTCTATTACCTCATCGTCAACACCTTGAGTGTAAAGGGTATCCACATCATCGTGAATTTTTACTTTTTTATAGTTAGCATTATTATTTAGGATAAGATAATTCTTTGCTACCACGGAAAAGTAACTAAAGGCTTTACTACCTTTGGTTTCATCAAACTTGTGCATATTGATTACAAGATTAGATACGACCTCTTCTTGTAAATCTCTAAACCCATAACTAAAATAACTAAACTTAAATGTGTTAATTATGTTTTCAGCAAGTTTAAGAAAAGCTTTATGAATTTCTTCAGTATAAATTTTATTTCTTTCCGATGGTCTATCGGATTGATTATATCTTACAATGGCATTATGTACTGGTGTACCAAAATATATTTTACTTTTTTTCTTTCTTTTTTTCTTTAATGGGGGCATCTTCAACCTCGGTTTCAAATAAACTATTTAATTCATTTCCAAGTTGTTTTATCTCCGAAAAGAAAAAACCAACTTCATCATCGGACTCAAAGGTCCCTTTATCATCTATGGTTTTAAGTTGAAGTTTTATTGATTCTATTGTATTATTTATATTTAGTATTATGTTTTCGTAGTCGTTGATACGGCGTAATGCATAGAAAGCTACCAATCCTAAAAAGGTAGCAAGTATTCCAAATGT